TCGGCGTTGACTCCTCGCAGCATTGCGGCTTTAGCCGCTTTTCGCTGTTGCTTTGTTGACATGTCATGAATCTCTTCTCCTCTACACGGACTTTTCTCAACGTGATCGATCGTTATGGCACCCCCGCTGAGAATAGCACGACGAACCACCATAGGCTTGACGTCGCGGCACTGTGGAACATACTCCTGTTGATAGAGAATTCGCGCCCTCCTCCACATGACCTCCATCGCTCGCATCGCCTGTTGGTACTGCCACCAGAAAAACGCGACTTGGCGATAGTTGACGTCCTTTTCGAGAACGTCACACTTCGCTTGTGGAACATACATGTGCTTGAGGGTCGTATACGGCATGAGCGATTTACGGTAGCCATACCGATCAGTCGGATCATACTGATCAAGAAGCCAATGGACATACCGATCGAGAATGGGAAAGAGGTCTGGATCAGTGAAGGAAGTAATGCGGAGTGAGACCGCTTTCGAGATAGCATGGTCAAGGGTGTCACCACCCACAAGCGACAGAGCACCAGCCATCTTGGCGTTTGGAAACACCGGAACATAGCAGTCATTCTCAGAACTCCACATGATGAAATGCCCGAGGAACTCAAGATGGCGAGAGAAATCAATCTCCCACCCAATTTCCTCTAGAGCACTCTTCACCTTCTCTTTTCCCATAAATGGGACAGCATCCTCCGTCAATGCCTGAACTGAATCATCCCCATACAGGAAAAGCAAGACAGACTGACGGAAAGCATCAATATCACGGGTTCCACCATTTTTGAGCCAAACCCAAGCCAAGACAAGAAACAGAGCGAGCGTGTTGTCCTGGGACGTATTCGCGAACCCACTGGGTTGGTGCTCAAGGACGACAACCAACCCATCGGCGAGGATTACTGGTGTATTGATCACATCGCGGTACAGATTACCAAACCAGCACAGGTTACTGTACGTGCGTTCCTCCACGCGTAAACACGTGAATCGAAACCACGCAACAGCCTCCTGAAATGCAGAGTGCATTCGGGCATCATAACCAAAA